GTGGGAAAACGTGGTGACAAGTTGTAGCACTTGCAATAACAAGAAAGCAGATAAGTTGCTGGAAACAACAGGTATGCGATTATCAAAAATTCCAGTTGTACCAACAATTTTCGAATTATGGACAAAACAGCAAGCTCGTAGTAATAGAAATATATTAGTAGCATAGTTATTTCATTATTATTGTATAATACAACGGGTTGACAAGTTCTTCTCGTTGTATTATATTTTATGTAACTCTAACAAGGAACGGTTATGTTTGACTACGAAGAGAAGGCTAAGAAAAACTTGGAGAAGTTCAACGCATTTCTTGCTGAAGATCCTCGCTTAGAAAAGTTAAACGCGATGTATGAAGTGTTCGGGGAACAACTGCTTTCTGCACCCGCATCGGGTAAAGTACACTATCACAACGCGTTTCCTGGTGGATATCTCGACCATGTAGTACACGTTGCTGAAGCTTCGATGAAGGTGGCTACTGCATATAAAGCTATCGGTGGTGAGATTGACTTTACTAAGCAAGAAATGATTTTTGCCGCACTTCATCACGACCTTGGTAAACTTGGTAGTGAGGCAGGTGCATATTATCTTGACCAAGATAGTGACTGGCACCGTAAGCGTGGAGAGATGTACACGCACAACGAAAACATTCAGTATATGACGGTCACAGATCGTGCATTGTACCTTCTGCAGAAGTTTGAAATTCCTGTTACTGAAAAGGAATGGTTATCTATCAAGTTGTCGGATGGTATGTATGATGATAGTAATAAAGCCTATCTAAAGAGTTTTGGTAAGTATCCTATGAAAACAAATCTTCCGTATGTTATTCACTGGGCCGACCATATGGCCTGTACTGCGGAGAGAGATAGTGCGATGTTTTAAATAGTTGATGCACTTGTGGCGGAATTGGGAGACGCACCAGCCTTAGGAGCTGGCGCCGAAAGGCGTGTGGGTTCGACCCCCACCGAGTGCATTTGTGGTGATTGTAGCTCAGTTGGCAGAGCATTGGATTGTGGTTCCGAGGGTCGCGGGTTCGAGCCCCGTCAATCACCCCACGCTGACATAGCTCAGTCGGTAGAGCACCACTTTGGTAAAGTGGAGGTCACCAGTTCGATCCTGGTTGTCAGCTTGCCTCAATAGCTCAATTGGATAGAGCATCTGACTTCGGATCAGAGGGTTGTGGGTTCGACTCCTGCTTGGGGCGTAACAATTTATTTAACGGTTATGAGATTCCTAACAAGAAAGCTAGTACAACCAGGTGATTTAAACGCAAACGGAACACTATTTGGTGGACGATGTTTAGCATGGGTTGACGAAGAAGCCGCAATATATGCAGCGATAGAAACTCGACACAAACGTGTGGTCACTAAAAGTATCTCTGCAATCAATTTTGTGGCACCAGCATTTCAAGGTGACGTAGTAGAAATCGGGATTGCATTAAAGAGGGTTGGTAAAACTTCAATCACACTGGAAGTACAAGTTCGTGATTTGACAACACAACGGATTATTGTTAATATAGATGAGATGGTATTTGTATGTGTTGACGAACGGGGAAAACCAGTAAGACATAGTTTAAGTGGATGATACATACCCCTGTAGCTCAGCTGGATAGAGCAACAGCCTTCTAAGCTGTGGGTCAGAGGTTCGAATCCTCTCAGGGGTGCTTGGTGCGATGGCCGAGTGGCTGAAGGCACGGGTCTGCAAAACCTTTGGACTAAAATCCCGCGTCAGTTCGAATCTGACTCGCACCTTTTACAAGGAGAATATATGCGAAAACCAACAGCAGAATTTATTAAAAATACTATAGTTATAGTTGTTTGTTTGACAACTATATTCGTATTATCTGCGGTACTATACACCGGTCGGCACAATAAAATTGAACCGATTGAGAGTGGTAATATTGCCCATGCTATTGAAACAGGACAATACAGCAAATGAGACATATCTTATTTACAAAACCCATCACACTATCTGACACAGAAGAGCATAAAATTCATACCCGTAAGTGGTGGGCAATTTTAATTCTAATTGTCGGTGGATTACTCCTTGCCGGAAGAGCACCAGTACCGATGTCTTTAAGTTATACTTTGTTGTTTTTTGGTCACGCTGGGATGCTGCATAGTTTTTGGCAAAAGCGTGATTACCCTATGGTTATCGTCAACTTTGTATGGTTAGGTGTTGATGCCTTGGGGTTCATACGATGGTGGAATATGTAAGTTGGCAGGGTAGCTCAGTTGGTGAGAGCGCACGACTCATAATCGTGAGGTCGAGAGTTCGAGTCTCTCCCTTGCTATGTAATAAATTTTATTTTTATAATTTTTACAAGGGGTGAAATGAAGAATTTAATAGTCATAGGACATCCGGACAAAAAAAGTTTTTGTTATAATGGAATTTTCAACACCATTAAAACCGAACTAAAGAATAATAACGAAGAAATTGAAATTATTGATTTATATAAAGATGACCTTTCTATTAAAAAGAAAGAAGTTATCAAGCATTACCAAGAGCTTGTTGAATGGGCAGACCGCATTTATATTATATCTCCTGTTTGGTGGTTTCGATGTACACCGTTGATGGAAGAATTTTTTGATGTGGTGTTTACACCAAAGTTTGCATATGAATTTAAACCACTCATTCCAAAATACGGGTACCCAAAACCATTACTATCAGATAAAAAAGTTCGTACTTATTTGACGCATGGAGCACCAGCGTTACCTGTATATTTGTTGTATTTTAACGCGGTAAAACTACGGTTGGTACTTGGTGTATATTCATTTGTATTTGGTTGGTTTAAAACAAACACACGACAATTTTGGAGTGTACCATTTGTTGATGAAACAACACGAAGTATGTATTTAACAAAAGTAAAAAGAGATATTACAAAAGATTTAAGAAAATAGTAGTTATGGAGAATGTATGTTTATTATCAAGTTTAACGATATTGAAACACCAACACAATATGCAACTCGTGAAGATGCGGTTAGAGAGTTAATAAGTATGTTTGGTGATATTGAGTTGGATGAAATGAACATCGCATTTTGGCCAAGTGTATCGGCACGTGGATATACAAAGATAGAAATTGTGGAACAGTAATGCTGGTTAAATCGTTAGTAGACGGTCAAGACTGGATTTGGATTAGAGTACCTAAGACAGCTACAAGAGCGTATAGACAAGTATTTCAAATGAGTAATGACGCTCACACACACTTATCATATAAAGAGTCTATTAAAATATATGGTGACGTAGGTAGAGCATTTTCCGTTGTAAGAAATCCTGTAGATAGATTGAAATCTGGTATAACTCACGATATAGATGAGTTTAAAAGAATATACCCACATAGACAATATCCATCGTGGATGCTTGATATAGAGTTATTGTGTGATGTATTTTTTAATATACTTGGTGAAAACTGTACGATTAAAAATCCATTAGCATATCATGTACTTTCGTGGGAAGCAGGTATGATGGCAGAAGTATTGAAAACGCAATCTAGCGCAGTAAATTATCCAGAGGTTAAAGTTTTTCGTTACGAAAATCTACAAGAGTTTAATGACTGGATAAAAAATACACTTGGTTTGGATGCATCACATGTAGAAATAAATGGTGCATCAGACTATGGGAAGTATAACTGGTTAGATTTTTCAAATCCACGTTTCACGGAACTTTGTAAGTTAATATACAAAGAAGATTATGAGGTTTATGGATATTAGGGAGTGTCGCATAGTGGCAATTGCAGGAGACTGTAAATCTCTCGTCATTCGACTTCGTAGGTTCGAGTCCTACCACTCCCATACACACCAGTAGCTCAGTTGGTTAGAGCATTCGTCTGATACACGAAAGGTCGTTGGTTCAACTCCAACCTGGTGTACTTTGCACCGTTAGCTCAATTGGCAGAGCATGTGACTCTTAATCACCAGGTTGAAGGTTCGATTCCTTCACGGTGCATAAACGCCAAGATAGCTCAGTTGGTAGAGCGCCAGCCTGAAGAGCTGGGCGTCGGGGGTTCGACTCCCTCTCTTGGCATAAAAGGAGAATATTATGAAAGCAGCAATTGTTACATTTTTAATAATAGCTATTAGTATAGGGTTGACAACTGCGTGGATTGCACGTATATTGGAAAGGGACAAGTTTTAGGTCTATGGTGTAATTGGCAGCACAGCGCTCTCCAAAAGCTCTGGTCAGGGTTCGAGTCCTTGTAGGCCTGTGGTTGCATTCCCAGTTAGCTCAGTCGGTAGAGCAGGTGACTGTTAATCACCGGGTCGGGGGTTCGAGTCCCTCACTGGGAGCTTTAAAAGGAAGATAGCATATGACAGAAGTAAAATGCAAAAGATGTGGGGAAACACAAAACTTACATTTCAACTACGCATGGGAGCTTCCAGATACACCAGTTGAAAGTATTTTGTGTAATGAATGTGGAGAAATAACAGACATTAAATCTTAAAGAGGTTATTATGAACTTGACACCGAATGACAAGTTAAAGTTGGAAGCAGCATTGAAGGATATGGCAACGTCTATGACCCGTGTTGCCGCAGAACGTGACTTGCAAAAGAATGTGATTGGAGACATCTGTGAAGAACTCCAACTCAACAAGAAGGTATTCCGTAAGTTGGCACGTGTGTATTACAAGCAAAACTTTGATGACGAAGTTGCAACACACCAAGAATTTGAAACTCTTTACGAAACTGTAACGCAAAACACTAAACCTTAAAGGTGACTTATGGGTGGTATATTGATGTTGTTGTTCGTTCTCGGATGCGCATCACCAACTGAACCACAAGAAGTACAACCGAACTATAAAGTAAGTTTTGTAAAAGATATAGATACTGTATTTGTAGACGCCGGTGGAGGGCAAGTAACAAAACACCTCGGTGCCGTTACAAATATCCGTAGTCGTAGAATGGTACTAATCAGCAGTGATATCTATATCCAAGCGACAGCAGGATTTGGATATATTGACACAGTATCAACTGTTAATGGTATATCATATACAAGTAATGGGTATGTAGGAACCGCTTTTGGTGCATTCCCAAATATGATAGGTATGACCGCAACTGTCATAGCAAAAGTTGTAGATGATATTCGTAGTCCAGAGGAATATAAAAATCCACGACTACGAAAAGTATTGGCAGCAGATACTATGCGAGTAATTATTTTATCTCGCAGATAGTAGTTTGGGGTGGTAGCTCAATCGGTTAGAGCACTGCACTGTCACTGCAGAGGTTGCGGGTTCGATTCCCGTCCATCCCGTTTCACCATACAGGAGTGTGCTATGAAACGTATATATTTAAGTGACACCAATAATAAGATTGCAGGAGTATGTGGAGGGTTTGCAGAATCACTTGAAATAGACCCAACGCTTATTAGATTGTTGTTTGTGGCAGCATTTCTTTCACCAATTCCGGCAGGTATTTTTTATCTGTTGTGTTGGTTAGTTATACCGAGAAATCCAGGATACGCATCAGAATAATTTATGAAACTACTGATTTTATCAACGTGTGGAAAAACAAAAGAAGCCGAGGATAACGGATATATTAATCTATATCTTGCTTCTTTAAAACGACATGTTGTTCCACATTTTGACGTAAAAGTTATTTTATTTAACAATGCACTTAGTCAAAACTCTAGTGAAAGTCAAACATTTCAACGTGTAAAAGAGTTTGGACTAGAAAATATTGTTGAAGTAAAAAACATGTATGAGATGGGATTACCACAACAATCGGTAGACTTTTTAGACCAACTTCACTGGTTCGGTAAGATTGGTGTGAATATGAATATGTTATTTGATTACTCAAGTATGAATAACTTCTTCGATGCAGAGTGGATATTCCATTTCGATACGGATATGGAATTTTTATCAAACTTCAAAGATACTTTGCTGGCAATAAATGAAGTAACAAAAATAAATTCTCAAATCATCATAACTGCTGGTGGTGATAACTATCCGTATAACATTCGTTATAAGGAAACAGAATTCATTTTTGATGAACCAACTCGTATGAATATTTACGATATCTCAACACTGACGCATAATTTTGGATTACGAAACTTAACAGTCAATCGAAACAAATCTCACATCTCACCCGACTCACCATCCTACGAAAAATTAATTTTTAATTTACAGCAGCAAAAAATACGTAACGATTTTGTTGGATATTCCGCTGATGCAGCAAAGCGTAATTTATTTAATTGGATTTCTTGTCATTATCCAACTAACTTTGAACCCATTGCCCATCTCCAAGATAACGAAGATGCGAAATTATTAAAACAGTTATGGGATGAGAAGGTAGGTGATGATTTACGTCTCACCGTCAGTCACGACAAAGGTTCATTACCACAGTTCTTTTTACAAGGTTCAAATCATAATAATATAAAAATACAAGTTCGCGGTTACGAGGATATGGCAAAACATTTCAGTTCAGGATGGTATGACGAAACCTCATTCAGAACATATTCGGAAACAAAATTAAGATTGGATTATCTTGATAGTAAAGATATTTGGGAAAAGGATTATCTGACAAAAGAAGAAATAGAATCCAAAATAAAAGATTTGGAAGCAGAACTTGAAAGATTAAAAAATATGTTATAATGTGCAGTTGGAAGCGTGGCCGAGAGGTTTAAGGCACCTGTCTACTAAACAGAAGTAGGGTAACACCTACCGTGAGTTCGAATCTCACCGCTTCCGTTTTTAAATGGAGTATACTATGGCTACACATAAAAGAAAAGGACATACTAGAAAACCAAGAAAATCGTGGCAAGCTAGTATAAAAGTAAAAGCAACAAGAGTTAAAAATCCGCGCAGAAAACGTAAATAATTAGTATTTATTCAGATGGGGCTTGACAATCAGCAGTCCACTAGTTATATTACTAGTGTAGGGTAAACGCCTCCATAACTCAATTGGTCAGAGTAGCTGGCTTTTAACCAGTAAGTTCTAGGTTCGAGTCCTAGTGGGGGCACTGTTGATTAAAAATTGAAGGTCGGTTGTAGAACTTACCCGCGGTAGGAGTAGTCCCGCGCTACACGAATCATACAAGTGACCCTTACGTAGAGACACCACTACATCGGTGCAGGGGAAGTATCCGTAAGTAGCAGTCCTCGTGATTAGATAAACGTTCGGTGAGGATGGCACCAACGATGATAGGTAAGTTCTTCTCTATAAAATGAGAGGATACTACAACACTCCATCCATACGCCCTGGTGGTGGAATGGTATACACAGCAGACTTAAAATCTGCCGGCCTCACGGTCTTGCGAGTTCGAGTCTCGCCCTGGGCATTGGTTATGTAGGAGAGAGTATGACAAAGTATTTAGTAAAGATTTATTTTGAAGGTGGTGTAATGTCGTTTACATATTACGCGGACGAAGCAACGGCAGCGTTAACTATGTTTCGTAATGACCCGGATGCGCAAAAAATGGTAGAGGGAAAAGTTTTGACGCATTACGAAGTATCACCAGTATAATAGTTTGCGGGTGTAGCTCAGTGGTAGAGTCCGTGCTTGCCAAGCACGTTGTCGTGGGTTCGAATCCCATCGCCCGCTCTTATAAGGAGATGTATGTCAGCTTACGTTTTTAATACAGTAATATCACAACGTGGTTATACAAAATATTTAGAAATTGGTTTGTCAAACTGTACAACGTTTAATAATGTTCAGTGCGAACTAAAACATGGAATAGATCCAAATACGTATGATGTTATTGTAGGAGATGGGTGGCAAATTTTTGAAAAAACAACATCGGATAAGTTTTTTGAAAATTGTAATCAAGAATATGATATAATTTTTATTGATGGTGACCACGAATGTAATCAAGTGTTACGAGATATTGATAACAGTATCAAACACTTATCACCAAATGGAATAATCTTTGTTCACGATACAAAGCCGCACACGGAGTTGATGCAACAATCACCGATGCCAAACAATCTTTGTGAACGTGGGTTGTGGACAGGTGATGTGTGGAAAGCTATCGCAAAATTCAGAAGTACACGTAAAGATTTTACAGTTAGAACATTTGACGTAGAACTTGGATTGACTATATTAGAACGTGGTGAAGGAACTCTGATAGAAATACCAGAAGAACTTAGTTACGAGTGGTACTTGACAAACCAAGACTATGTGTTAAATTTAATTCCGTACAATACGGGCCTGTAGCTCAGCTGGGAGAGCGCCTGATTTGCATTCAGGAGGTCATCGGTTCGATCCCGTTCAGGTCCATAGTTGGGTGGTTAGCTCAGTTGGTTAGAGCACCTCGTTTACACCGAGGGGGTCGGGGGTTCGAGTCCCTCACTACCCACTTACCATAAGGAGGTTTTATGAAAGCACGTGTAGTTGAAATGTTACGAACACAAGCAGAAGCAGAACGCCAGAAGGCACTGCTTTCACTTGAACTTTTAATGGACTATTCCGCAGGTATCGGTGACCATTCCACGGGTGATTTTTATAAGAACGCGGAAGAAGCATTACAGATGCTTGTTGATGCAGACGATAAGTTAGAAACACTCAATAAATATTTTGGGTAAACTCGTTGCGAGTGTCATATAACGGCTATTATCCTAGCCTTCCAAGCTAGAGACGCGGGTTCGACTCCCGCCACTCGCTCTTATGATAATAACACCAGATACAACACTAACGGAAGAACAGTTACAACAACTTCCACATAGATTTCAAGTCTATTACAAAAACAGAGAAATCATAGAATTTCTCACAAAATCTAAATTAACATTAGTAATATAGAATGTTTTACGCCCTTGTGACGGAACTGGCATACGTACGAGACTCAAAATCTTGGTTTTGTGGGTTCGATTCCCACCGAGGGCATGTTAGAGGTATATATGAGAATTCTAATATTAGCACATCCACGTTCGGGTAGTACATATATTCAAAAGTTGTTAGCTCATAAGTTCAAGTTACAAAATTGGGGAGAACTCCAAGGACCACCAGGAGTAACTAGAACAAGTAGGATGCCTGTAGATGAATATTATGTACACGATGATTATGTGGTAAAAGTATTAAGTGTTCATTTATTTCATAAAGTTTATAATTGGTCAAACTTTAACTGGAATATAATGGACGAAGTTGTAATAACAGATAGAAGTGAAAATACAACTGACCAGATATGTAGTTGGATGGCAATGTACACAAACATAACCAAACCAACGTTATTAGATATAAATTCTGAGTATTTGAAATACACTTTAGATTGTTTAAAAAT